TGAGTAGGGCTACCAGGGCTAAGCGGGAGGACAAGCACTGGGTTCTGTAACCCACCTATCTTGGGAGTATGCGGGGTACCCTTGGACACCCGAGGATATAAAGGGCTGATCGGAAAGCGACGAAAGGCTCTCGGGGAGTTAACGTGGGCAAGCAACAAAACATATCTATCCTGCTACCGGAGGTTCCATCGTGGACCGAATGGCCGGCCGACCACCCGTGGAAACACGAATCGTCGGGAAAGAATTCACCGTCTCAGCGAAAGCGGCTGTGGCTGGGCGTGGTGCCCCGGCTACAGTTTTTCCCTTCACCACGCGAAAGGAACAAGAAGACCGCAGAAGCTATCTGCGCAAAGAAAAGCGCCCGTCGGGGGACTCCACCTCGGCGGATGAGTGCACGACAGTTGCACGCGGCGCGTCACCCTACGCGCTCTCATCGCCAGGAGTGGTTCGATGAGATAGGGGAGTGGGCCGCCGATGCCTTGCGGCCCCCGCCTCTCGTTGTTGCTCGAGAGGATGCCACTGGCTCACACACCGTTTGGGTCCCTCCACCACCGCCTGGATCACGGCGGGGGTGGGTGCGTGATCTGACGAGGGAGGGTGTCGAGCCGAACCCAGGACCGGGCGTGTTTGTCGAGTGTGCGCAGGTGTCCACCTGCCGCAGCAAGACTCACTACACTTGGTCCCGGGGGGGGAAAGTGGGTGCTGGTGGCCAGAGGAATGCGGCCACCGCTGCGAAGAACCCCGAAGCCGTGCAGAATCAGGCGGCCGGGGCCAAGCGCAAATCAGAGGCGGCAAGCTTCGTGCTCTGCCGAGATGGAGACGGGAACCCATCACCTCTCCCGTGTCTGGACTGCGGGGGCAGACACGCACATCGTGACCGTGGAGGCCGGGCAGAACGGCTGCCAAAACACGTCACCGTGCGGGATGCCTTGCTTATCCTGAATCGCGGAGAGGAAGAGTGTCTCACCGACCGGGAATACGACGCTGTGATCCCGGACGGCCACTGTTGGCGCTACGCGCTGACGGGCGTGTGTAGGTTTGCAGATGACTGTCGCTTCGGGGTGCATGAGCTGCTCCCTGCGGGCGAAGTCGCCGCAATCTTCGACCGCCTCGAGGCCAGCAGTGTCCCTCGGCACGCGCTTCTGCGCAACCGTCTCCGACAGGCACAGTCGGCCGCCGCCTCCGCCCCGCGCCCTCGTCCCGTCGCCACCTCGGTGGCGGGTTCTTGTTCGTCTAAGGACACGCCAGCTCCGGCTGTGATACCCTCCAGTGAGGTGGTCCCCAAGACGAACAACGCGCTTGCTGCAGCGCCAGGCCCAAGCAGCGCCGGTATCGCACGCCCGGCGACTGGCGACCGACCCCCACGGATCGTCAGCAAACAACTCGTGCACCTGCAGGCGCGGATCCGCCGCCCTGCCCCCCTACAGGTGAGTGGCCCGACTGCGCCGAGCCCGGCGTCACCCTTAGGGAATCGCGCGCCCCTGACAGCGCCCGCAGGCCCAGACCGCGGAAATCAGGACGTGGCCCCGCGCAGTATGCCGGCACTCGCCGTGATACCCTCCACAGTGGAGGTGACCACGCGGGGCCACACCGCAGAGAAAAAGGTGGACGCAGTCCCGCCGCCACCCGGACCATCCTGTGATGATGACGAGGAGAAGGAGGAGGAAGAGGAGGCTGTTGCTGCAGCCCTCGCCCAGCCGCGCATCAGTGATGCCGGTGCGCCACTCGGTCTCGAGCTTTTGTTCCCTCCCGATGCACCACCGCGTGAGTATCCGGTGGTGCCAGCTCCCCGTGCTCCACCGCTGCACCGCCCCCCAGCCTACCGGCCGGCCCTCACCCCCGTGGCGGCCCGGCTGCAGTGGGCGCTTGGGTCCTGGCTTGCGCCTAGGTACCCAGATGGATGGGCAACTCTCGAAGGCGCTTGGTACAAGATCCCTGTTCCAATGCCCATGAGAGATGAGGCGAAACGCCCATTGTCGTGCCATGAGTGTGCCAGCGCGGCTAGTCGGACGTGTCTCGTGTGTGGCTCCCGGGTGTGTGGTTACCATGTCAGCCAGTGGCAGAAGAAGTTGTGTCGCCCGTGTGGCACGGGCCTCGCGGCCTGGTCGAAAGCGCGAGGTCATGAATTTGCAGAGCGGAAGACCACGACGTTGTCAGCCACTATCACCTTGAACGGCAAGGAGGAAACCGTCACCCTCAGCACCGCGGCAGTACCGCGGAGGATCCCTGCCAAATGGGTAGAACGTCAGCGCGAGATGCGTGACAAAGCGTTAGCTGAGCTGGAGGGCCCGTCAGCCGATGTGGTTCCCATCTTCATGCAGCGCGCCGTCATCACCGTGGACGCTGATTACTTCCGCACTGCGCTGCAGGTTTTCTTCGACGTTGTCAGCCGCCACGTTGTACCTCGGGTGGAGTACGCCGAGGTGCCCGGTGGACCATTGAGGCGCCGGGTTGAGCCGACCACCCGTCAGTACTACTTGCCATTCTTCTCTGCGCGGGCGAGGTGGGAACGCGCCCCAGACCCCGCCCTTCTCAATTATCTCCAGCAACTCGGGTACACGCACGCCGACTACCGCCGCGTAGATGTCGCGCATGCCGCGGAGATAATGCAGAACCAGGAAGCGAGTTGGTTCCGTGCTGGTGCCACCCAGATCGGAGCCAACACCTCCTTACCCGAGTCCGTGGACGGGTTGTCACACCGTTTACGTGCCCGAATGGACGAAACTCTGCGTGAGAACACCGTCCTTTTCGTCACGAATCTCATCGCCTTCCGCACCGTCGATCGCGTATCGGTGGTTCCAGCCGGGGGGCCGGTTTTTCGCGGCGAGCCCACTCAATCCCGTGGTGTGAGTGGGTCGGGATCTCAAAAGTCCGCGGAGTTGAGTGTGTGTTGAGTCCCCCCTTCCGGTTCAACAAGCGATACACATTTGACTCCCGCGGAAGGAGACTGGTCGACCTCACCAACCGAGAGGCAGACCAGGGTCTCCTCAGATTCACACCACGCGCGACCGACCGCCTCCGCATTCCGTACCATACGCGATACGGCGGGACGTCGTGCACGACACAGGTGTACCGAGAAACCATACGAGGACTCTCTCTGGCCCTGCATCGGCAATTCAACTGCCGCAAGCCAGAGCGTGTGGGGTATTGTGAGCACCTGTATTGGTCGCAGAACATCAACCTACGGCTCACACTGAACAGCTTTGTTCAGTACGCACACATCCTGGCACCGCACTTCACCAACTTTCATGGTCGCTTGGAGGAAGAACTCAGGCACTACGCCGACGCCCACCCGAAACGTGCACTACGCGTGCGCGCCCACCTGGAAGCCCTGCTCAAGGGTAGCATCGCCCACCAAACCCGTCTCGAGCGCGAGAGGGTGGTGGCGAAGTTCAAGATTGAGCTTGCGAAGATAGGCAAGGTGCCGCGCATAATCGTGGATCTCGGGGTAGCAGCGTCCCTGGCCGGCGCCTGGTATGCCTCCACCCTCAAGGAAGCCATGGCGATGGAACCCCTACGCACGGGGAACCTATTCGCCTGGTTTTGCCCGACCGCCTCCTACACGAACTTGAAGAAAGCCTTCGACCTCCTGTACGATCCTCCAGCCCCGTTCACCATCGTCCTGTTTTCGGACGACGCCGCCATCGCCGTGCGCGGACCGGATGGAGTTAGGTGGATTGACATGGACATCAGCTCTTGTGACAAGAGCCACACCGCAGGCATCTTTAACATGCTCCGCATCTTGACCCCGGCGGCGCATCAGGAAGTCGTGGAGGCCTTGTTGGCACAGTTGCGCGCCCCCCTACTCATCAGGCACCCCAACCATCGCTCTCGTGAGCGTGTCTTGGCGACACCAATCGAAGAGACGCTGTACTCAGGGTCAACGCTGACCACCGTGATCAACAACGTGGCAGTGATGGCCATCGCGGATATCGCCGCTTCCGACCCGCCTGCCATTGACGCCAGCGGGGTGGCCAGAGCTGCCGAGCTCATTGGCTACATCGTGGAGTGTAACCAACGTTCGCGATTCGAGGACATGCAGTTTCTCAAACATTCCCCATGCCGAGACGTAAACGGTGAGTGGCAGCCTGTGTTGAACCTCGGAGTTTTTGCCCGAAGCTCCGGAAATGTGTTCGGGGAACTGCCAGGTTCAGCTGAGACGCCATTGGCTGAACGTGCCCGACGTCAACACGCATCCATGCTTCAGTGCATGTGGCCTAACACACACTTTCCAATGCTGGACGCTGCCCGTGCGCAGTACCAGGTGGACCCCGGACACCACGCGCTCTACGTCGAGTCTTACCTCCGTAACACGATGCGTGTGATCGATGGGTGGCCGCACCTGTACTTCACGGACGAGTCGGTGCTCCGGCGTTACGAAATCGCGCCATCGGACGCGAACGGACTTCGCCAGTTGCTGGGAGGTCCTCTGTTCCACGTGTACACCGGCCCTGACATTGAAGCCACCTTGCGTAAAGACTACTCTCTGAGCCACAACCAGACACACCTAGCGCACCAACCAGCCGAGTGGCTGCCGAATCTGCTTTAAGCGCAAAGAACATCTCGAAGGATACAATGCGCGTCCCCACACAACGTGATGTGTGGTGCCCC